GGTCTTCCAGTTCCTGCTTGGTGGGCGCGGCGGCAATGGCGGCGCGCAAGGCGTCGGTGAGCTTGCCTTGCTCGTCAATTGCCTTGAGCACGGCGGCGCGGCTGGGCACCTCTTGGTAAGACCTCCAATCATCCTACCTTTGAGGGCGCAAAAAGAGCAAGGGGCGACACGCCCCCTCTCTCAGCAATATTGCGCTTCCAGCGCGTCAGCAATATTGCGCTTCCAGCGCGTCAACAATATTGCGCTTCCAGCGCGTCGCAGCGGTTCATCCAGCCCTTTTCGAATTGCTGCTGGCTGGGGTCGTTGACCGCCAGTTGTTGCAGGAAGGTCCGGCGGATTTCGATCAGGGCGCGGTTGAGGCCTTCGCCCAGGGCGGCGGCGGCGGCATCTTCGGCGATCTGCTGTACCAGCTCAGCGGCGGCGGCCAAAGCCAGACCGGCCAGTCTGCTGCGGCGTCAGCGCTCAACTCCGTGCTGGGGCCTGTGGCAGGCTCGGCGGTGAGCCTTGCGGACCTGACGCTGGGCAACCTCGGCCAGGCAGCCCAGGGCAAGGAGACGCATGCCGGCGCCGAGGCGGTCACCTTCGCCAAGAGCCACCTCCCATTCGTCGGCCTGTGGTGGGCGCGCGGCACGCTGGACCGCATGGTGCTGCACGACCTGCAGGAGCAGCTCTCGCCCGGCTACCTGTCGCGCATGCGAGAGCGGGCCCGCAAGGACTGGGGCCAGGACTACTGGTGGCAGCCCGGTGAGGTCGAGCCTGACCGCGCCCCCAACTTCGACAACATCGTGAGGAACTGATGCGAGCCGACCAGATCGCCCGTCTGTCCGACCTGACCCAGAAGCTGGCCGAGGTGGTACTCGAGGAGGCCGACCCCGACGAATGGCCGGGCGCCGGCGTGCCGCTGGCGGCGCTGACCCAGCAGGAGCGGGGGGACCGCTACTGGTGCAAGCGCAACGCCGCCGCGACCATGTCCCTGCTGGAGCGCGTGCAGCGCACCCTGGCCGATGCCGCCGACCCGGGCGCCAACGGCAAGCCCAACGACCGCCCCGAACTCGACAACGAGATCCAGGCCGCGGAGAAGGAAGCGGCCCGGGCATTGGAGGCCGCTCGCAAGCGCGCCGCCGGCATCGTCAAGCGCACCCAGAATGGACGCGCCGCGTAAGTGCACGTTCGTGGCCTTCTTCGCCGTCTGGGCGAAGGAGCGCAACTGGGCTGTCCCGGCCATCCACTGGGTGGCGTGCGACTGGCTGGAGAACCGCGGCGAGCTGGCGGTGCTCCGGTGCTTCCGCGGCTTCGGCAAGTCGACACTGCTGGCGGTCTACAACGCCTGGCGCTACTCCCAGGACCCGACCTACCGCATCCTGCACCAGGGCGACCAGGACAAGACCGCGTTCAAGACCAGCCGCGACACCAAGTCGGTGCTGACGAAACACCCGTGGACGCGTGACTGGGTGGCGCAGCAGGGCATGCGCGGCGAGGCCAGCTTCTGGTGGGCACCTGGCGCGGAGGACGAGCGCAACCCGTCGATGCAGGCCGCAGGCATCACCAGCAACATCACGTCGAGCCGTTGCGACGAGGCGCAGAACGACGACGTGGAGGTGCCGCGCAACATCCAGAACCCGGAGGCGCGCGAGAAGATGCGCTACCGCCTGGGCGAGCAGACGCACATCATGGTGCCCGGCGCGCGGCAGCTGTTCATCGGCACGCCGCACACGCACGACTCCCTGTACGACGAGATGGAGCGCACCGGCGCGGACTGCCTGACCATCCCGATGTTCGGCCGGGAGTTCCGCATCGAGTCCTGCGCGGCCAAGGCCTACGACCTCCCGTTCACGCCTGACGTGGTGTTCGCTGGCATCGGCGCCGACACGCGGGTGCTCAAGGCCGGGGCCGACTTCAAGGCCGAGCCGACGGCCACCGGGTGCCGGCTGAGCTTCTCCATTGCGCCTGGCGGGCTGGTGGACTGCTACGCCCAGAGCGCATGGCCGGAGCGGTTCACGCCCAGCGAGATGGTCAAGCGGCGCAGCAAGTGCCGCACCATCAACGATTGGGACTCGCAGTACCAGCTCCACAGCCGGCCGGTGCATGAGACGCGCCTCGACCCCGACCGCATGCTGGCCTACGACGCCGAGCCGGTGTTCAAGACCGTGAACCGCGCGCCGGTGATGATGCTCGGGCGCACGCGCATCGTCGGCGCGGCGTGCCGGTGGGACCCGGCCAGCGGGAAGCTGCGGTCCGACGTGTCGTCCCTGGCCATCGTGCTGCAGGACGAGGTCGGCACGCGCTACTGGCACCGGGCCATCGCGCTCACCGGCCAGGTCGCGGAGTTCGACGCCACCGGCAAGCGGATCATGGGCGGCCAGGTGGCGCAGATCGTGGAGCAGGTGCGCGAGCTGGGGCTGCGGCGGGTGACGGTCGAGACCAACGGCATCGGCGGCTTCGCGCCGGCGGTGCTCAAGGCTGCGCTCAAGCAGGCCGGCATCACCGACTGCGGTGTGACCGAGGTAGCCACGACGGGCAACAAGAACAAGCGCATCCTGCAGGCGCTGGAGGGCCCGCTCACGTCGGGGACGATCTGGGCGCACACCAGCGTGCTGGACGGCCCGGCCTACCAGCAGATGAAGGAGTGGAACGCCGCCGTGGCGGACCAGCCCGACGACTTCCTCGACAGCGCCGCGGGGGCGGTTGCCGAGACGCCGGAGCGCGTGGGGAGGCTGGTGGCGCTGGGCTGGAATCCGCCCGCCAAGCGGGCCGACGATTGGCGCCCATCTGCGGGTGTGCATGAAGTCGAGCTAGAGGGCTGAGGCATCCCGCGCAATCCGCGAGGTGCCGCATGGCCGTTGTCGAAGAAGACCCGATCGCCTCCTCGGTGGCCAACGGCGTCACCACCAGTTTCCCGTTCTCGTTCTCGCTGCGGTCCGCGGCGGACCTCGTCGTCACCGGCACGCTGGACGGCATCGTCACGACCTACTCGCTGGGCGTGCACTACACGGTGAGCGGTGTGGGCGGCGGCAGCGGGTCGGCCGACTTCCTCTCCGCGCCGGCGTCCGGGACGATCATCACCCGCTACCGTCGCACGCAGCTCGTGCGCTCGACGGACTACCAAGACAACGGGGACCTCCCGGCCGACACGCTGAACGCCGACTTCGACCGGCTGTGGCAGGCCGTGCAGGAGCTTGAGGGCGGAGGCCGGTCTCCGGCAAATACGGTTCGGGCGTCAGCTGGAGAGCAACTCAATGAGCTTGCCCCAGCATCTGCCCGTGCTGGCCGATTGTTGGCCTTCAACCCGGCAACCGGCCAGCCTCAGCCTTCTGCGCTGACGGAGGCTGCGCTCGCTGCTCTGGCTGCGGCGTCGACTGTCTCTGGCGTCGGCGGCGGGTACACGATGTACCGGTCCGGCCCCATCGCAACGACGGCCGGACAGACCGTGTTCTCGGTCGGCACGACCTACGTGCCCAACGTGAACGCCCTGATGGTCAGCGTCAACGGCGCAGTGCTGCCCAAAGCGGACTACGTCGAGAGCAGCGACACCACGGTGACCTTCGTCAGCCCGATGACGGGGGCGGAGGAGGTGGAGTTCTTCGTCGGCCGGTTCGTGTCGGCGCCTGGCGAGGCCAGCGAAATGCGGCAGGTCTGGATTGAGACCTACGGGGCCGATGCCACTGGACTCGTCAGCAGCACCGACGCGATCTTGCGCGCGATCGCTGAGGTCAGTTTTACCGGCGGCACGGTGCTGGCCGGCCCCGGCGTGTTCTCGCTGTCCACTGCGGTTCAGGTGCCGCCGAACGTCAACATCGTCGGCGCGGGCCTCGGTGCTACCGTGTTCCGCAGCAGCGCGGCGGCGGGTCGCATCGAGTTCGTGCGCGGCTCCAACGACGGACGCGGCGGCGAGTCGGGCGGCTTCAGCATCAACGGCAACGCGGTCGGCGTTGACCTCCTGAAACTCGGCGTCGTCGTCGAGCGCAACTTCCGGGGCATCAACCTCTACAACGCCGCTGGCGGGTCGGGCCTGCTGATCGATGGCGCGCAGAACTGCAACTTCTACGGGGTGCACAGCCAGAACAACGCGGGCGCGAACATCACGCTGGACTACGGCGCGGGGAACAACCGCTTCTTCGGCTGCGAGTTCTCCCGGGCAGGCACCTGGGGCGTGCGGTTCCTGCAGTCGGGCGCGTCCCCATCTGGCGCGTTCACGGCTGGCCCGACCTCGAACCGGTTCATCGGCTGCATTCTCGAGCGTGCCGGATGGGCGGCGGGCGCGCCGGCATCGGCCGACACCGCGAACGGCCTGGTCTACCACGGAGCCGGCCGCTTCAATTCGTTCGTCAGCATGGACCTGTCCCTGGACGCGCTGACCTCGACCAACAAGCCCTTGGTTCTGATCGAGAAGGCCGGCAGCTTCGATTCGCTGCTGCTGAACTTCCATGACTGCAACTGGTCCGGCACGGCCGCGCGGACGACCGCAATCGAGGCGCGCGCGAACACCAGCGTGCACCTGTCAGGCCGGCAGACGTTCGAGAACCACCTGGCCTGTTTCGCCATCGCCGACACGGCGCGGATCTTCGGCTCGTTCTACCCGACGACCGGCGGCGTGACGTCCTACTTCGTGAATCAGGGCGGCGGCAGCCAGCCGCAGCAGAACCTCATCGTCAACGAGATGCGCGGCCGGATGTCGCTCGTCTCGCCTGCTGGGTTCGTGGCGCAGTCCTATCGCGCAGATGGCGCGTCGTTCGCCGGCATGGAGGTGTGGCCGGACCGGGTGCTGATGGGCGACGGCGTCACGGCGGCGGATCGCCGGGTTGCGCCGGTCCTGCGTCACTTGATCCCCGGCGTCGAACTCAACAACGGCGCGTCGCAGATGGTCCTGAAGGTCGGCGCGGTTGACCTGCTCGTCCTGACCGGCGCCCCCACGCAGAGCGCGCCGAACGGGTCCATCGCAATCAACACGGCCGGCGGTTCCGGCTCAACTCTTTACGTCCGCGAGTCGGGCGCCTGGGTGGCGAAATGAGCAAGGCACGCGACAACGTGGCGAAGATGGCGAACGTCGTGTTCGCCAACGAAACGCGCTGGGGGATCAGCTTTGGCTACAGCGGCAACGCGCAGCCGGGCCTCCAAGCGCTTGTGGACGCCAACCCCGGCAAGTCCATCGTGTTCGTCGACGGCACGGTGCTGCGGCTCGACAGCAAGGTCCGCATCACCGGCAACAACACGCGCCTGATCGCGCTGGGGCGAGTCACGGTGTGGGCAGGCTCGGGCAACAACGATGCTTTGCACTTCGAGTGCCCGACGACTGGCCAATGGGACTACCTCAACGAGTGCAGCCTGGAAGGCCGGTGGTACTTCTTCCGCAACGACGGCACGACCACGACGGCCGGCGCGGGCCTGCGCCTGACGCGCACGAACGGATTCATCCTTGAGGACACCTATATCCTCAACTGGGCTGACGGCCTGCTGCTCGAAGGCGGCAAGGACTACCAGATCCACGGCC